AATTCGCGTTGACGTCTTCGGCGCGGGCGATCTCGCCAGGGACAAACGTTTTCATGAGTGTGGTCCTTCCTAGTGGTTGGTAGTGAGGTTCAGGCGGGTTTTCCAGGTCGTCGGCGTGATGGTGTGCGTGACCTGCGTAATGAGTGCAAGGGCGTCTTCATTACGCCATTCGATGTTGATCGCCTGGATGGGGTCGAAGGTCGCGGCGGTGGCCATGTGAGCGCCACGCTCGGCGGGCCCGGCGTCGTGCGCGGCCACGAGGGACACGCTGGAGGGCGCGGGATCGGCGCGCACGGCGGCGAGGTAGCGGCGTGCCGTCCTTTCGACGTCGGCGGCTGGGAGGGTGGTGTCAATCGAGATCGCCGATCCTCCCCATGCGTTCGCGGCGGTCGGATCGTCCACGGTGGTTTCCACGTCGTCGGCAGTCCACTCGCTGTTTTCGGCGTCCCATTTCGCGCCGTGGTTATTAACGGTGACGTGAGCGATAGTGTCCGTTGAATTCCACGCGACGTTGACGTCTGTGTAAGACCAGATGCCGGATGTGATCGCGCTGGCTTCGGCGTCGGTGAGGATGATCGCCGCTGATCGGGGGCGCGCAATGCGGATAGATACGGTGCCGTCTCGTTCCACGGTCCAGGAGCCGAGGACCGAGGCAGTTAGGGCGTCCAGGTGCTTGGCAAGGCTAGTTTCCCAGACGGTCGGCGGCACGGTCTGCGTCGCTGTGTCGTGGATGCGGTAGGTCAGTTCCGGGGCGGACTTGATAAGTCGCTCCAGGCGCGCGGTCCAGGGCTCCGATCCGTTTCCCCCGTCTGCCTTTGCTCCGTAGCGGGTGATCGCCGCGAGCCGGGCGACGTTATCGGAGGCCGTGAGGGTGACCTCATAGTCCACGCGCGAGCCGGGCTTATGCGGCGTGATCGTGAGGTCAGTAATGACGCCTGTGTAGATCGCCGTCCTGGTTGGCCAGTGGATCAGGCGAATAGGCGTGCCGTGGTGGAGGCCGGTCGCGCGAGGGCTAAGGGCGTTGATCGCGTGCGCGGTCAACGTGCCCACGGCGGCACTCATGGCAGGCCCGTTTGTCGTGACGCCGCGCGTCACGGTCAGGTCAGTACATGGGCCGAGAATGTCCTGCCACTGCGAGATATTCGTTTCGCCTTGGTTCCATGCACGGGTATCCCAGGCGTTGCGATTCCAGGCCATTGCCCACGGCTTGGCGACGCCGAGCGTCCATGAGGCGCGATTCCACCGTGCATTGTTCCACCTGAGACCGAAGAAACCGGGTAGCGGATAGTACGCCTGGAGGCTGAGGACGTCGCAGGGCCGGGGGTTGGCGGGGATGTCGGTACGGTCCCAGACCGTGAGTACTTCAATGGTGCCGGTCTGGAGGCCTGCCACGTCAATGACAAGCTCGGTCCCCATGTCGGAGGCCTCGGCGGATGTGGTGTAGATGGGGCCGGGCCCGTAGGTGTGCGCCTGGTTGCCAATGCGGATGACGATTGTCTTGCCGGGCTTGTCGGCGCGCACGCGGATCTGTGCGCCGATGCGGTGGCCTGGGACTAGGTTGGGCACTGTGATGGTGAGGGCACTCGATCCGGGAGTGAGTGTGAAGCGCACGCGCCCGCCGCTAAGGGGCTGGCAGGTCGCGCCGGTGTAGTCGCTGATGGAGGGGCTAGGGAGAGTAGTCATCGTCCTGCTCCGTTGAGGCGGGTGTACTGGTCGATGGATTGGGCGATCACGCGGCCTGCGTCAATCGACGGGTGGAGCATGTTCGCGGTCACGTGGATGGTGACGCCGCCGCGCGCGCGCATCCCGGCCAGGCCGCTGGCGTCTGGGAGGCCGAGCGCGCCTGCGTCGGTGTCGGCGACCATGCCCGTGAGCGCGCCGAGGGATCGACGCACTGCGCCGTAGCGTGATTCCAGGCCCCTGATGAAGCCGTCGATCACGAGGCGACCGGCTGGCGTGAGTAGGATCGCGTCGTAGTCGGCGGGGCCCTTCCAGGAGGTCAGGCTGGAGGTAAGGTTACCGAGCGTCGATTTGACCGAGCCAATCATGGAGCTGATGCCGTTGATGAAGCCCTGGATCAGGCTCTTACCGGCTCCGATCAGGAGGCCGCCGAGGTTGCCGAGCGCCGATAGGGCGCGGCCAGGGAGGGATGAGATGGTGGAGATAGCCGAGGATACGCCGCTGGAGATCGCGCCGGTGATGCCGCTCCAGGCCCCTGAGACGGTCGATGAGATGGAGGACCAGACGCCGGAGAAAACGCCGGAGATCACGCCGAGCGCGCCCGTGATGTAGCCCTTCACAATCGAGAGCGCGCCGGAGATCACGCCTTGGATGCCGCTCCACACGCTGGAGACGATCTGCTTAATGCCGTCCCAGACGCCCTGCCAGTCGCCAGATAGAGCCGAGGTCCAGACCTGGATAATGCCAGAGATCACGCCTACAACGGTGGAGATCACGCTGGAGATGACCTGCCAGACGCCGGATACAACGGTGGAGATGCCCTGCCAGATCGTGTCCCAGTTCGCGGCAAGGCCTTGGAACACATTGATGATGAGATCGACGATGGGCTGACCATATGATGCCCACGCTGCTTGGAGTTGGGGCCAGACGGCGTCCCATGCTGCTTGAATCTTCGCCCAAGCGGCTTGGAGGGCGGGCACGACGTTGGTTTGGAACCATTCGACAACGACGGACACGGCGGCTTTGATCTGTGCCCATGCGGCGTCCACGGCGGCGCGGAACGTTTCGTTGTTCTGGTAGAGCGCAACGAAGATCGCGACCAGGGCGGCAATGGCGGCGATCACGAGGAAGATCGGATTAGCGGCCATGGTCGCATTGAGCGCCGCCCACGCGGTCTTCGCTGCGCCGATGATCGTCTTGATCTGGTTGAAGGTCTTGAAGCCTGCCACGAATGTCCCGATGACGGCGGCGGCGGCTCCAATGGCAGGGCCGAACTTCTCGAAGAAAGACACGACGCGGGACACGGCGGGCGGGACAGTCGTAGTGAGCCAGTCAATGAGGGCTTGGAGGCGGGGCCGGACCTCGGTCTGGAAGACGGCGGCGGCTTGCTTGATCTTCGGGACAACGGTCGCTTGAATGCGGGCGGCGAAGTCCTGGAGGGCCGGAATGGCAACATCCTTTGCCCACGTCGAGAGCGATTCGAGCGCGGGCACGAGGTGGTCAAGGGCGGCGGTCGCGAGGGCGGTCACCATGGGCAGGACCAGGGTACCTGCCTTGGCGGCGAAGTCGCCGAAGTGGGCTTTGAGGACTTGCACCTGATGGGCGAGGGTGTCGCCTTCGCGGGCGAAGGCCCCGTGGGCGTCGGCTGTCTGCTCCATAATCAAGGCCAAGGTCGCGGCCTGTTGCGCTTCGTTATCGAATGAGCCGCCCACCTTCTGGAAGCCGAGTTCGGCGGCTTTGGCGTCGATGCTGGCCTGCTTCAAGGACACGCCGTAGCGCTCAATCGGATCGCGCTCACCCTTCAGGGCGCTGGAGAGCGCGGCGACGGCGTCGGAGGTCGAGCCGCCGAATTGCGCGCTGAGGTCGGCGGCGACTCCGATCAGGTCGTTCGTTTTACCTGCGAGCTGGTCGATTGAGGTACCGCCGTTTTTGAGCTGCGCCCCGAGCAAGGTACCGAGCTCTTGGTATTCGTTTTTCGTCAGACCAACCGATGACGCCGCCGTATCGGCGAAAGCCTTCATTTGGTCTGCGCCGGACTTGAAGACGGCTTCGATAGCGCCAGTGGACTGCTCCAGGTCGGCGGCGGCGCTGACTGCCTTTGCCCCGGCGACGCCGATAGCGGCTGCGCCAGCGGCGGCGACGGTCGCGAGGGTCGTCACGGCCTGTTTGCCCGCGTTTGCGAGATTCGTCAGGCCGGTTTCCTTTGCCAGTCCCTTGAATGCTCGGCTGAAGTTTTTGGTCTCGGCGACGACAGAGACCTTGACGACGTGGCCAGCCAACTGCTTATCCTTTCTGGGCTTTGGCGCGTTCCTGGAGGAGGTCCAGGATCGCGCGCGTGTCTTCGAGCGTGAGGTGTTCGCGCGCCTCCCACGGCGGTATCCCGGCGTCCACGGCGAGGATCGCTAGGACGGGACCGAGGGAGGTCGCGCCGGTCATTCCCCCGGCGTTTCCTGGGTGGAAACGAGCGCGGTTGCGTCTTCCATGGTCAGATCGGCGGCGGCGGTGTAGGCGTCGTCGCGGGTCTGGTAGCCGCCGCGCCGGAACAGGAGGACGGCGCACATGGCGATCATGGGCCTGGCGAGCTTGCCGCCCGCTTCGGGGTCGAATGAGGTGATCGGTTCGCCGGTCTTTCGTTCGTAGTATTCGAGGTCGCCGAGGGTGAGCGCGTTCATGTTCATTGGGGTTGTCCTTACCAGTTGTGTTGGTCGAGTAGTTCTTTGATGCCCTTGCCGAATCCTGCGAACGTCTTGGGGCGCATCATTTCTTCGGCTTGGGAGAGCCAGCGGGGGCCGCTGCGTGAGTCTGCTCCCCAATGGCGCACCCCAGCGTATGGGAGACGTGACTTTGAGCCGACTCTCACCATGACTTTCCGCTTGGATCGGCTGGGTTTGATCCCGGCTTGGAGGTCGCCGCCGTCAACAGGTGCGAGGGTCTTTGCGAGGGCGGCGATAGGTGTCGCGAGCCGGTATGTGAGATCCTTCAGATCCGTGACGGCCACGCCTACCGCTTCGGCGTCGCGCAGTAGCGCTTTAATGCCCGCTATTTCGACGCTACCGCCGTCCAGATTGACGCGGCCGTCACGAATGCCGGTCATGGAGGTTAGTTCTCTTCCATGTTGCCCGCGCCGAGCGTCGACGTGGCGGTGAGCTTCTCGGGTTCGCCCTCGCACTGCCACTCAAAGTCGAAGGTCGATCCCTTTTCGTCGCCAGCCTCGGAGCCAATCGAAGGCTTAACTCCGATCTTCGCCTTGATCTTGAAATGCGGCTGCTTCGCGGTCGCAACCTTATTGCCGAAGGGTGCAACCAAGACGTCCACGGTGCGGCCTGCCTGCTGCCACATCATGTCCCAGAAAGAACCGGCGTCGAACGAGACAATGGCCTTTCCCTTCAACTTCCAGGCCGAGGACGCGCCGGATAGGGCGTCTGCGAAAGTAACGACGTCCTTGTCAGAGGTTTCGGGCGCGAGTTCGTAGCTGGAGATGTCGCTCCAGTAGTCCTTACCGGCAATGGAGAAACCGAGCTTGTTACCGAGAATGCGGGCATTGCGGGTGACGGTCATGGTCAGGAGTCCTTTTCTATGGTGTAGGTGATTGCGGTTGTGATGGGCGCGGCAAGGTAGGCCTGCCCATCGGCGCCCTTGATCGTCTGGTAGGCGTCAACGGCTGCGAACATGCCCTCCCTGACCATGCCGACGACGATTGTGTCAACGGCTGAGTCCAGGCGGGCGACGGACAGGGCGTTGGTGGTCGGTGCGACCGCTACCGTGATCGAGAGCCGTACCGTGACGGACCCGTGCGCGTTCTCGTCGGCGGCGACCAGGGGCGTGCCTTCGGTGACGACGACGCACGGCGGGGCGAGCCGTTCGGGGATCGACGTCAGGACGGGAATGGCGGTGATCCGGGTCAGGAGTTCGGCGAGATCGGCGCGGGCGGCGGCGATAGGTCCACTGTTGGTTGTCATGAGATCGCGAGGGGTAGATATGGTGCCAGGAGGGGGCGCGCGGCGACCAGGGCGTCACGGGCGACGCGGATCGCCGCCGTCCCGTCGAATCCATCGGCGAAGTTCTTGATCCCGTTGGGGGCACTGCGTCGGTGATAGAGCTCGGCGGCGACTTCGATTTGCGCGCGCTCCAGGATTTCGGCGGGCACGGTCGCGGAGCCGACCTGATCGCGGATGAGCGTCGCTGCCTGGTCGGCACACTCTTTGAGGAACGTGTCGTTGGGCACGTCCCCTACGTAGGCGGCAATGCGGGCGGTCAGGTCGGCTCCCACGTTCAGGCTCCGATCTTCAGGGGCACGAGGCCGGTCGGAATTTCGGTAGCAACGGCCCCGTAGCGATACACGCTGAACTGCTTGGAGAGATTGACAATGTTCTCGTCCTGAAGCTGGACAAGCGGGGTCTCGTAGGTGCGGATCGCCTCGGCGTTGTAGAAAGCACCGACGATGCCCGTACCGAGCTGGCCAGGCGTGGCGCGCAGGTTGCATGTCACGGGAACGTCAAGGATCACGCCGGTCAGGGCCTTGGCGTTCGTGGTGCCAATGGTGTTGGTGGGGTTCTCGGTGGCGCGCATGAGCGGGCGACCGTCCGTGCCGGTCAGGCCGGAAAGTGCCTTGAAGGTGGCGAGATCGACAACGAGTCCGTCCAGGGTCAGGGCCTGGTCGGCGAACTTCGCGGCGGCGTCGATGAACAGGCCGGAGATGTCAGACCAGGTGAGGGAGGTCGCGGCCTTGGCGACGGCGAGCTTGGAGGCGTCCTGCGCCTTGACAGCGTTGGCGAACTGGCCTGCGAAGTAGGAGGCCGAGGCCTGGCCAGCGGCGATAGCCATCCCGCGCAGGGACGTGTCCAGGAGGTTGATCCGGGTACGCTCAATCGCCTGGCGGGTGAGCTCTGTGTAGCCGCCGAAGGTCTTGATCGGCGCGCTGCGCTTCTTGGTGGTGACCTTGCCCATCTGGAGATCAGCACCTTCGGTGGTCTGCTCGGTCACGGTCAGGGTGTTGGTCGCGAGCTCGGTAAAGTCGAGTTCCATCCCATCGGCGGGGAGAGCGCCGCGCGAGAACAGCCCTGCCAGGACGTTGGGCTTGTCGACGATGCGAGTCAGGTCCTTGATCCAGTTGGGGACAACCATGGTGGCATCCCCGCTGGAGGGGGTGCCGTTGAAGGCGCGGGTCTGGATCGCTGCGATCTCGGCGCGGTACGCTTCGTCGCTGATGAGGGCCTTAATGGCTTCGCCGGGGGTGCGCGTGTCGGCGGCGGGCGTGGTGCCGCGCTCGGCGGCGGCGAGGGTCGCGCGCTGTTCCATGGCGGTGATGTCGGCGCGCAGGTCGTCCAGGTCGGAGGCGAGCGCGTAGGCGGGTGCGTCGGTCATGGTGGTTGTCCTTTCGGTGGGGGTGGGTTGTTCGCGTACTTCGGTCACGGTCGCGCCGTTGTAGGCAGGGAATGGGACAAGGGAGACTTCTCGGAGGTCCAGGCTGGTAATGGTGGTGTGGAGCCCGGCCTCATCCTCGGTTCGTTCGAAGGTGAGCGGGATAAAGCCGATGGAGAGGCGGTCAATGACTCCATCCTTGACGAGCTTGTAGGCGTCGCGGGCGGTCTGCGTGTCCGAGAAACGCGCTTCGATCTCGATACCTTCGGCGGTCTCGGTCGCCGAGGTAATCAGGCCAATGGGTTCGTCGTGACGCCACACGAGTTTGAGGCTGGTCGCGTCGTCGGCTCGGTCGGCGAGTGCGCCGGGCGCGATTGTCTCGAAGTATCCGTCAAATAGTTCGATTTCGACGCCGTAGGGGACGGCCAGGCCGCGCACGGTGCGCGGCTCGGCGTCGGCTTCGGCGCGGATGGTGAATCGGCGTGTCTGGAGGTCAGTCATGAGGGGTGTCCTTTGCGGTTGCGGCGTCGTCGGTGATCCCTTCGATGCGGCGCGCGTAATCGGGGGTGTAGATACCGGCGTCGATTGCGGTCTTGTGGGTGGCCATGCGGGCGGCGGGGGTTGCGCGCAGGATCGCGTCAAGGTTGAAGCGAACGGTTGTGCCGCGCGGGACGATTGCGGTCAGGGCGTCTTCGATCTCTCGCAGGTACGCCATGAGCGTCCATCTAATGAAGTCGGTTGCGGCGTCATTGATGTTCTGGTAGGTCAGACTCGATCCGTTCACCGCCGCTAGGAGCATGTGCGCCGGAATACCGAACATGCGACCGACGGCGAGGACGTCGAAGGCGCGGGACTCCAGGAACTGAATCTCACTCGGCGTTAGGTGTAGCGGGGAGTACTTCAAGCCAGCGCCGATGACGGCAACGCCGCCGCTCTGGGAGTTTGATTCGTTCCAGGCGCGCTTAGCGTCGGCGGCTTGGGCGGCGGTGATCGGCTGCTCCGTGGATAGGACGCCGGTGGGCACGCCGCCGCCGTGGGTCCAGTTGGCGGCGTAGGATGCCATTTCGGTCGCGCCCTGCAAGGATCGCGCGCACGCCTGGATCGGGCCGAGGCCAGCTGCTTCGCCGGGGATGTAGGTTAATCGCAGGTGCTTGATCTGATCGGGTTTCCAGGTGCGCGATCGCCATTGCACGGTTCGTTCGCCCGTGGTGGGGTCCAAGACGGGAAGGCACTGGGTGGGGTCCAGGACGCGCAGGGAGTTGGCGCGCCCGTCGCCGGTACGGCCAATGAGCCAGTAGGCGTTTCCTCGGAGGGCGAGGCTGGCGATTGTTTCGGCAATGAGTGCGGTAGGGGTCAGATCGGGGCCGGGCGTCGCGACGACGGTGGGCATGTCGCGGCCTTCGAGCTGTGAGCCGTCGCGCCAGGCGTCGAGCGAGATTTGCTTGCCAGCGGCCTGGAGGACGCTCACGGCGCGATAGACCGAGTCCAGGGCGAGTGCGCCGCGCTCGGTGATGAGCGCCGCTTCACGTGCGGGCGGCGTGATGCCCGCTGGGATCGGGGTTCCGGTCTCGGCGCGGTGAAAGCCGAATAGGGATGCGAGGGAGGCCATGGCTGAGAGTATGCGGGGTACCCGATTCGCATCCGGGCTTATACGTGTCGCCAGCGGTACGCGGATAGGGCGCGGCGGGCGTGCCGGTCGCCTGGGTGAGCGTAGCGCTCATGCTCGGAGACCTGGGTCAGGGCGCGCTCATGCGAGGCGGCGGGGAGTCCCCTCCATCCGCATTCACACATGGGGAGGTAGGTGCAAGCCGAGGCGTCGACGTGAATTCGCATGATGGGGGCTCCCCTGGGTGAGGTCAGTAGATTTGGATGCCGGGCCGGGGCTGGCACGCGGCCCATACGGCGACGGCCCCGGCGCGTAGGGCGTCGATGGGTCGCGGCGATTTGGCGACGTCGAATGCGGTCACGCCGGATAGCTGTCTCAACACAACGGCCCCCGTGGCTTTGATGAGCTCTTGGTTGCCGTCATGTGTGAGGCGCTTCGAGGTCATTCGATCTAGGAACAGCTGGCAGGCCGAGGCGTATTCGCGCGTGGCCAGGGTGGTGATCGGCGTCCCCTCGGCTTCGAGATCGGCGGCGAGCGTGCGCGTGGGGCCAGCTGGATCACACCCGATCCACGCATACCCAGCGGCCTGGAGGCCGTGAAGCGCGGGGCGTACCCAGTCGATTCCGGGCCCTGACATGACGGTCGCTAGGCAGGGGTCGCCGTCGTCGTCGATCCAGGCGGCGGCGATTGTCGCGGCTGATCGGTCGGCGGCGAGGTCGACGGCCAGGCAGACGCGCGAGGGATCGGGCGCGGTCAGGTCCAGGTCCATGAGCGAGCTAAACAGGTGGATGTCCACGGCGGTCTCCTCGGCGGCGGTCTCCAGGTTCAGGATCGAGCGACGCCACGAGGCGAGGTTGTCGGATCGCAGGGCCCTGATCTTGTCGGCGGTCTGCGTGTGTCCGAGCGCCGGGTGGAAGGACAGGGTTTCGTCGCTGTAGGGGTCGCGCTCGGCGGCGTCTTCGTCGGCGCTCCACTCGAAGAAACACATGCGGCTGTGCGGGTCTTCTACGGACTTCCTGCCCTGGCGTATCAGCTCATTGAGATACGCCGATTTGTCCGTGCCCTTCGTGGAGACGATCCATAGCTGCGAGTCCTTGATAGTGAGCTGGGTAGGATTGATCGCCGTCTCCAGGGCAAGGCCAGCCTCGGCGTCGAAAGCCCACGCCTCGTCCACGGTCACGAGGTGGAGCGAATCACCGTGGATCGACTTCGGTGTTGGCGCGAACGGGCTGATGAATGAGCCGCGCTTTAGGTACTCTGTGCGCTCGGACCCTTGCGAGGCGTACACCCTGAAATAGCCGGGCTTTTTTTCTGCGTTGAGCGCGGTGTTGATCTGTTTCCATCGTTTGCGCGCGTCTTTGCCGGTCTGCGCTGTCATGAGGATTTCGTGTCGGTTGTAAGCCATCATTCGATCCACCATGACGGCGCGCAGGAGGAATGACTTACCGGCTTGGCGCGGGACCGTGACGACGACGACGGGATACCTCCAGGCCCCCGGCGTGTCTGGATCGAGCTCTAGGGCGACGTCGGCGACCTGGCGTTGCCAGGGCATGAGCGAGCCGCCGAGGAAGGCGGCGGTCGCGGCGATCCGAGCGCCGAAGGTCGGATTAGCCGGGTTGCGGCGCGTCGCGTACTTCGGAGCGGCGTTCATGATGCGGTGAGGGCGTCGCGGGTGAGCTCGGCAAGCGCCGCGTCGAAGGCGTCAAGTTCACGGTCGGTCCCCTCGGCGGGGCGAGGCAGACTATCGAGCGATTCCAGGACGTTTTTCAGGACGTTGGAGGTTGCGACGCTCGGCGCGCCTCCGTTCAGGCTCCGATCAAGGGCGGCGGCGGCTTTGGTGAGTGCGGCGCGCTTTGCTTTCTCGATTGGGCCGAGGACGCCCTTGGCGTCTAGGTCATCGAAGGCTTCGCGCACGGCGGCTTCGATCTCCCCCGTTGGGGGCGGCTCTACTTGGAACAGTTCGTTGGTCATCTCTCGCATGGTGGTTGGTTCCAGTCTGGTTTCGGGCCGTTTCGGGCCGGTTTATCTGAACGTCGGGGGGAACAGGAAGATGGGGGCGGGGACTGCCTGGCGGTGTGTCTAAGAACACGGGTTGCTCGGTGCGGTCAGGCCTGGCCAGGTGCCAGAGCCAGACCAGGACCGGGGCGGCTGATAGTCCGAGGCGGGCCTGGCTTGCCTGCTTGTGTTGCAGTGGTGGTGAGCTGGTCGCAGGTTGGTGATGTCGTCGGTGCCGCCCTTCGAGCGGGGCACGACGTGATCGACGGTCAGGCCGAGGGGCGAGCGGCGGGACGCGGTCAGGTCGATGGGCTTGCCACATAGCCAACAGGTGGAGCCGTACCTTCCAAGCACCTGGTTAGCGAGGCGGCGGACCTTGGAGCCGTCCCAGCTCATCGGCGCGGCCCGTAGACGGTGGGGGGCGGGGGCGGGGGCGGGTAGCTGGCGGCGATCTCATCACGCATCTGGCGGGCAATGGCGGCGATCTGGAGGGCCATACCTGCGAGGCGGAACTGAGGTGAGCTCATGGAGTAGGGGGAGGCCCCGTTCAGGGCTTCGTGCGCGCGCATTGCGGCGGCTTCAATGTCGGTGGAGATGTCGGCGACGACGGCGCGCGAATCAGGCAGCTGCGTGGTCATTGAGGAGTTCCTTTGCGGTGGAGTCGGTCAGGGCTAGGCGCGCCCACGAACGGTAGTGAGCATCGGGGTAGGTGGCGTGCATGTAGGCAACGAAAGCGGGTGGCCACGTGAATTCGGGTTCTTGCTTTTCGGCTTCTTCCTGCTCTTTGCGCCGCCGCTCGGCGGCGGCTCTCTCGGCTTCGGCGACCTGCTGTTGGCGCATGATTGCTTCGTAGCGGCAACGGTTGCAACGGTCGGAGACGGGTTCACCGTGCTTGCATTCGGTGGCGAGATAGGTCATGTAGGTGGGTCGGTACTTCGGCATATCGGGTGCTTCTTCCTTTCTGGTCGGAACATTCTTCTTTCGGGACGAACGAGGGGACGCCTTAGCGGCCCCCTCATCCCGTAGGGAAGGATGGGGCGTACTCATGTCCACATGGGCTTCGAGCGGCTTCGGGCGGGCGGTGTTTCGGCGAAGGCGGTAAAGCTGGATGCGTGCGCGCGTCGCGGCGTTGCGTGCGCGGTCTTCGGCGTCGGAGGCGCGGCGGAAGGCCAGCGTCCAGTCCACGAGGACGCGCTTAACGATCTTGATAACGCCCACGGTCGGCGCGCCCATGCGGATGCCTCCCCGGTGCCACTCGATCACGCCAGCGTCTTCGAGCCATTGGAGGCAACGGGACGTGTGGCGAAGGGAGTAACCGGCGCGCTTGGCGAGCTGGCGGGCGGTGGTTTGCACGGTCGCCGAGAGGTCGGCGCGGGTGTCGTGCGCGAGTAGGGCGAGGGTATCCAGGATCGCCCGCGAGGCCGCGAACTCACGGCCCCTGAGTGGTCCCCACCCGATCCGAGAGAGCGCGGCCAGAATGGAGGTGAAGCTCATCCCGGCATTGAGGATGCCGCGCGCCCTCGGCGCTGGCACTGTCGCCGGTTGGGCGGCGGCATCCTCGGCACGGGGGCCGCTGATCGCGGCGCGGGCGGCGGCGATAAAGTCGGCGCGGTCCTGATCGGTCCAGGCAAAGGCGGTGGTCATTGCTGGCCTTCGATCATGTAGCGCACGGCCACGGTCACGTAGCAATGCACGAGCTTTGCCTTGATCGCGCGGTCCTTGGGGCGTAGGCGCTTCGCTTTAGGGACGCCGGTGTTGGCGGCGTCTTCGGCGAGCTGGAGGCTCACTGCTTGGGCTTTGCGCAGTAGCGAGCGGACAATGGCGGCGTCGGAGCTGGTAATCATGCCTGTTCCACCTCATCGGCGAGACGTCGAAGGGCGGCGGCGACGCCGGGGCGCGAGATGTCGGCGCGCGCGGTCATCTCTACTTCGCCGTCCCGGTGAATGAAGACCATGGCGAGCATTTCGGCGGCGGTCTGATCGAGTTCTGCCATGAGGGCCGGTGAGATGTTGTCTGCGAGTCGGTTACTCATCGGAGGCCCCTCCGATCTCGTTCATGTCGCGGCGGTGCGACCAGATGCCAGAGGCAATGAAGGTCAGGGTCATAAGCGGGACCGTGACGGGCCACGGGATGTAGAACGCGAACATGGCGGCGATAGTCGCGCCGTAGGATGCCAGCGCCACGAGGGCGGCAAGGAACTGGGTCCAATCAATTCGATAGCTCACGATGCGTCCCTTTCGAGCGTCGATGTGGTGAGGCTGATCGGCACGCCAGCGTCGGCAAGTCGATCAAGGTCTGCGAGGGTCCAACCGACCGCGCCGCGAATGCGCTTTGAGATGCTGGTCTGTCGGATGCCACATGCCTTACCGAGCGCGGTTTGGGACAGGCCAGCGGCGCGCATGTAGCGCGTGACTTCCTGAGTGACCATGTCGTTGAAACTCTCCATAGTTCACGTTCTAATCTTTTTCGAAGTAGAAAGCAAACTAGAGGAATGCTTGAATTGCGTCCAGGCGGTTACAGATTATGCCCATCTGGACCAGGATGGGCGTATGGCTATTCAGATCATGCCGACAGTGGCA